ATAATATACAAAAATTATATAAGAAATTATGGAATAGAAATGATAAAATTAATAAAAAAATAAAATCTACAACTTTTAGAAGTTTAAATATAGTTATCTTTAACATAATATTTTATGTAATACATCTAGGAATGCTATATGCTATATTTTTAAGAAAGTGAGGTGTTATATATGCCTTGGGATAGTTGGTTTTGGGTTTATGATGCAAAAGATGGAGAGTAAGATATGGAAAAATTTAAGTATATTTTTAGTAGTTTAATTTTTAATATTGCAGAAACAATCCTAATTTTCTTGATAGGCAAACTATTATGTTTGCCTACCAACTCTATTATAACAATTATGTTATGTTTTATGATAAGTAGAGGTTGTTTTGGCAAAGCATTGCATTTTAAAACTTGGTATCGTTGCTTAGTTTGGAGCTCACTCATATTATTAAGTTTATTTTTAATTTTAAAAGTAGATTTAGTAATATCTATTTTGTTTACTATATTTGCAGCTTTTATAATGACAGGAAAATCTAATATAAATGATATGTATTTATGGAAACCAATTATCGCCAAAATGCCCAGTACCAGCATTTCTAACATGCAATCCATATACAGGACAAACATATACTAATGGATATGGATATGGTTGCGGTTGCGGAAATAATGCAGGTTGTAACTGTGGAAATTATTAATAAATAAAAGTGTATCCACGCACTAAAAAATGTGTGATTTATCAGAGGTAGTAAATCACTACCTCTTTAATTATATAAAAGAAAGGACGATGGAAATGGAATGTATAAAAAATTGTAAACTTTGTAATAAATTTATATTAAGCCAAGCAATAACTTACAATGCAGGAGTAAATCAATTAATAATAGACTTACCAGCTGGCAATTATGGAAACTGCACAAAATATTGTATAGTATTAGCACAAAGTATACCAAGTGAAACAACAATAAATGCACAAGTGGTATTTACAATAGGTGGTAACCAAACGGTAGGTTATCCATTCTTAAATAAAGATTGCACCCCTATTTATGCTTCACAAGTAAGAACAAGAAGAATATATCCAACTAGGGTAAATACAGCAGTAAATTCAGGAGTATTTAAGTATATTGGAGATTGTTGCTTGCCAAGTAATGCAACTACTATAAACCAAAGTATTCCAGTATCAACTACAACAGCTGTTTCAACTCAGTCTCAAACAACTCCAGTAGCTCCAACAAGAATAAAGTCTTAGGAGGTGTTATAGATGGAAGAAGAAAACAAAGAAGTTGAACAGGATATAATATCAAAAGCAAAGAAAGAAGTTGAAAAACTTATAAAGGCTGCAACTGAAAATGGATTGCAAGCTAGTAATGTGCAATTACTATATCAATTAATAGATATTCATAAAGATATCGAAAACGAAAAATATTGGAAAAATAAGGAGGAAAATAATATGTATATGAGAGATGATTATGGAAACGATTACAGAGGTGGTCGTTCAAGAGACAGTCAAGGTAGATTTATGGGAGACAGAAGAAGTACATCATACAGAGGTCAACGAGTATTAGATGAAATGTATAATGGCTATAGAAATTATAATGATGGAAGAGAAGAATACAATAGAGGCAATTATGGAGCAAAAAATGAGACAATGAAAAGCCTTGAATATATGCTAGAGTCTGTAACAGATTTTATAGAAATGTTACAAAATGATGCAGGTTCACAAGAAGAGGTTGATATGATTAAGCATTACACTAGAAAAATAAGTGAGATGTAATATATGTATAAATATATGAACACAAACCCTTTTCATAATAATATTGAGGATTGTACCGTTAGAGCTATAAGTGTAGCAGAAGGAATAAGTTGGGACGAAGCATATAATAAGTTAAGTAATTCAGCAAGAAATCTAGGGTTAATGATGAATAGTGTTGAAGCTATTGAAGAATATCTTGACGAAAGATATAAAAGAGCTTGTCATTATTCAAAAACCGTAGGAGAATTTTTAGAAGAACATTCTAAAGGTACTTATTTAATAACCATGCAAGGACATATTACAGTAATTATCGACGGAATATTGTATGATACTTTTGATTGTCGAGATAAAAGAATGTGGTGTGTTTGGGAAGTTAAAAATTAGCCCTATTTTTAGGGTTAATTCATGGAGCATTAGCCAAGTGGTAAGGCAACAGTCTGCAAAACTGTCATTCATTGGTTCAAATCCAATATGCTCCTCCACTATTGACTTATAAAAAATGTTTTGATAAAATATATTTGTATGAACAATATTTGGCTGTTAAATTCATCAAAACAATAGAAAGTCTTGTTTTTTCAAGAAACTTCTATTGTTTTTTTATTTTATATGATATAATTATATTGCCAATCAAAAATTTTCTTAATGTTTTTACCTTTTTATATTTTTTTATAGAATTAGATGTTTTTTATATCTAATTCTATTTTTTTTTGATATAATATATATGTATAAAAAATAAAAAAGGAGGGATTGCAATGGAAAATTTATTACAAATTACTGCTATTGCAATACTTGCAGAGGCTGTTTGGGAAAATTTAAAAATGATTTGGCAAGATGGAAAAGTAAGTATTGATAGAATAGGAGCTTTAATTGTTAGCATAGTTATTTCGATGGCTACGCAATTAGATGTATTTGCAATATTAAATTTTGGCATTTCTATTCCATTTGTAGGTAGCTTTTTAACTGGAATTCTTATAAGTAGAGGTGCTAATTTTATTCATGATTTGTTAAATAAAATACAAACAATTTCTAATAGTTAGGGGGAAACAAAATGGATAATATAACAGAAGAAACAGTTGAATTTTCACAAGAATTATATGAAAAGAATATAAAAGAAAACACATTTGAAACTGAATATGAGGCAGGTGTTGATAATGCAAATAACTAATGTAACTTGTCCAAGTTCAAAATATCCTACAAAATGTCCTGATGTAACAGTAAAAGATGGAATATGCGTACATAATACGGCAAATGATGCAAGTGCTATGTCAGAAATATCATATATGATAGGTAGACCAGATAAAGTTTCATTCCATGCTGCTGCTGATGATGAAAGAATTGTAACAGGACTTCCATTTAATAGAAGTTGTTATGCAGCTGGAGATGGAAGATATGGAAGAGGAAATGCAAATAAAATTAATATAGAAATCTGTTATTCAAAATCAGGAGGAGAAAGATTTGAAAAATCAGAAGATAATGCAGCTGCTTATATTGCATATCTTTTAAGACAATATGGTTGGGGAATAGAAAAAGTATCAAAGCATCAAGATTATAGTGGAAAATATTGCCCACATAGAACTTTAGATATGGGCTGGGAAAGATTTTTAAATAAAATCAGGTATCATTTAGGAGAACAACAAAAACCAGTTCCAGAAATTAAAGATAAAGGAGGAAATTTAGAAATGGCAAGAGTATATCAAAATGGAAGCACTCCAGAAACTGTTTATGCAGATACTGCATTATCAAAAAAAATAGGTACTTTAAATCCATGGGAAAAAGCAGAATATCTTTCAATTGACAATAATAGACCTTTAGTAAGATATACAGTTGATGGAACTAATACTAAAAAATGTGGTTATGTATTATGGAAAGGTGGAGCAAAATAAAATGAGCCATTAGGCTCATTATATGCAGATTTAGTGTAATGGTAGCATATCGGTCTCCAAAACCGTTGGTAATGGTTCAAATCCATTAATCTGTGCCAATATTGACAAAAAATAAAAAATGAAATATAATGAAAATGATTAGCTCGTTGAATACATTTTTTTACAAAAAGAAATAGAATATTTTTCTATTTCTTTTTGTTTATTAAATCTTCCATATACCAATCTATTAATTCAATTTTATCTTGTAAAAAGGCAATTACTTCAACTTTATCTTCCCAATTTTCTTTTGTTATTTCTTGCTTTAAATTATAAATAACTTTATTATATATTCTATATCTATTAGAAGCTTCAATTAATTTTGAATTTATAATCGTTTTTCTTCTTTCTTCTTCTTCTCTTTTTAGTTTTTGTTGTCTTTGCAATTCTATTAATCTTTTTTTGTTTAATCTTCCTCTAGTTTTCAAACCTAAATTAAAATCATAATTTATTTTTTCCATTGCTTCTTGGAAATTTAAATTAAAATATTGCTTAACAAATTCAATTAAATCTCCTGTTCTATTACAAGAAAAACAATAAAAACTTTTTTTATAAACTTTCATACTAGGAGAATTGTCTTTATGAAAAGGACAATGACACATATATCTTTTTATTTCTATTCCATATTTATTTAGAATATCTTTCATATTCAATATATTTAATATTTCATCTTTCATTTTATACTTTCCTCTAATAATTTAATTTTATTTTTCTTTTCTTCAATTTCATCTTTTAATTTTAATATTTCTTGCTCTATTGAAAATTTTTCAATTCTTTTCTTAACTTCAATATTTATATTATATATAATAAATATTCCATAATCATGAATTGTTTTTATAATTAAATCTTCATTTTTTAGTTTCTTTTTAATTCTTCTAATTATAGTTAATAAAGGAGATTTGAAATAAACATAATCTTCTTCACTAGTATTGTATATATACATTATTAATTCTTTATATGTGCAATTTCTATATCTGTTTTTTATTAAAAATTCCATAAGTTTAAATTCATTTGGTGTCAATTTTATTTTTTTATTTCTTGTTACTAATTCTTGTGTATTTTCATCTAACATCATTTATCTACCTTCTTCCACAAAGTTGTCCACAACTATGTGGATAACTATTTTATTTCAAATAGTGTAGATATTTCAAAATCTGGATTAATTAATTTAGTTATTGCATAAGCTAAAGTTTTACTACAACTTTGTTTTTTATTTAAAATTCTTGATAATGTTTCTTGAGAACAGCCTATTTCTTTTGCCATTTCTACTTGTGAAATATCTTTATTAATAACAATACCATCTTTTATAAAATACATTTTATTCACTCCTTTCTATATCTTTATCTTAGCACATTCTTGACATGAAGTCAATAAAAAAATAAAAAAAATAGCCAAATTTTCATTTGACTATTTAACAATAAAAAAACCCTAATGTTTATATAAATATTTTGTAGGGTTTGGTTGCGAGAGTAGGATTTGAACCTACAACCTCTAGGGTATGAACCTAGCCATCTGCCATTGATAGTATCTCGCCAAATCCGTAGGTTGATTTTAGCTCAACCCACAAAGCTAAAAAAGGGGATATTTCATTGTATATCCATAACTAGGTTTATGAATTATCCTAGCCTGCAATACGATAAAAAAGGTGGTCCTAAAATATCGTATCACGATATTAGTTATGTTTTTCTAATATCCACCCCATAGACTACTTTCTATGGGCAAATCTATCTACAAAGATAGCCCTAATAAAATTCTGCCAAGAACTCTATTATTAAAATGATAATAACATATTTTTATATCTTTGTCAATAGTGGTATCAAAAAAATTATAAAATTTTATTTCCATTTTTTCTATAAATTGTTTTTCTCGATTTGAACATATTGTTATGAAATTGAGTGTTATCAACAATATCATAAACTAATGGAGTTTTTTTACCTTCAAATTTTCTTTCTACTCTTCCTACTGATTGAATTATTGTTGCTTTATCTCTATGAGGACTTGCTAAAATAAGCCTATCTAATCTTGGTATGTCAAGACCTTCTTTTGCTAATCCATAAGTTGCAAATAATAAATTTTCTTTTCCATCTCTCATGTCTTGTATATATTGTTCTCTTTGTGCTTTTTTCTTTTTACTTGTCATAGTTCCATCAATTTTTACACCATATCCTATTTTTTCTTGAAGATATGAAAGTTGGGTTAATCTATCTCCAAGAACTAGGGTATAATTATTTTTACACTCTTTTAATATATTTAATATTATTTCATTTCTATCTTCATCTTCTGATAAAAATGTTGTTAGTTTTGAATAATCTATTGTTCCATCTGTTTTTTTAGCATCTCTAGGGATTTTAAAGTCAGTATAAATTGGTTGTATTTCTGCCTTAATAGTTCTTTCTGAAACTACTTCTTTTGGAACTTCACATATTATAGGTCCAATTAAAGAAAATAAAGCTTTTTCTGTTCCTTTTATATTTCTAAAAGGAGTGGCAGTTAAGGCATATTTATATCTACAAGACAAAGCATTTATAACCTTATAAAACATTCCTAATTGAGCAGGAGTTCCACAAATTCTATGACCTTCATCTACAACTATACAATCCCATTCGTTTTTAAATTGTGATAAATCTAATTTTACTAATGTTTGGACAGTAGCAAAAGTAATATGAGTTCCTATATCTATTTTGCCTGCTGCTATTTTCCCAAGACCAACACTTTCCAAATTACTTTTTGCTCTATCAAAACTTTGATTTAATAAATCGTAAGTATGGGTAATCCAAAGAGTTTTTAAACCTAATTCACTAATTAATTGTAATGCAGTTTGCGTTTTACCACTTCCAGCTGGCATAACAATAACTCCATTTTTAGATTTTAAAGCTTCATTTTTTGCCTTTTCTTGATAATCAAACAATTTTATATTGCTTTTATAATAAATAATATTAGAATTTAAACATTTTAATAAATAATCTTCTTTAACTGGATAAATCTTATAAATATCTTTAAAACAACCAAAAGGTAATATATAGTCATTTCCATGTTTTTCATACCAATACAATCTTCTCGGAATATTATAAGTTGGAAATCCTAATCTTTCATTTTGTGCATATTGAGGATTATCTATTTCTAAATTACTTTTACAATATTTTTCTATTATAGGTTCTGCATCTATTATTCTTAAAATATTATCAACAATTATTTTCATCATAAAATCCTTTCTTATATGGAGATATTTCTTTTAAATCTATACTCTTCTTGTTAAAATCTATATCATCAAAATCAATATAATATAAATTATTATTCCAAAGAATTGCTAATGAAAATATAGTTTCTGGATTTCTACATTCTCTAATTCTTTCATAAGCAAGTCTTTGATTTTCTTCAATTCTTGATATTGGAAATAATCCACTTTTATTATTTAATGTTTTACAATCATATAATTCAGGAAAATCTCTTTTTATTGCAATTATATCACAAGGCTGGCTTCCTATATGTGCAGTTCCTTCTATAAAATGAACCCAATAATTTTTTGAAGCCAAAAAATTAGCAAAATCTTTTTCAAAATTTGAGCCTAAAACTTTATTATTCATCTTATCCTCCTAATACAAGTACAACATTTAGACATCATACTTCTATATTGTTTATTTTTTATTTTGCTTATTTCTGAATTACACATTCCTATAATTCCAGTTTCATCATACAATTTAAAATCCCTACAATTTCCACATTTATTTTTCATATTTACACTATATTCACATATACTCATTTGTTTCCTCCTAAAATCAAAAATAAGGTATTTTATATTTAAAGCCATAAACTTATATTACCTTTATATAATATTTTGTCTATGGCTATAAATTTTATGAAATTATGCTATTAGAATGGAAGCGGTTCATTATCGAAGTTCGTATTTGAAATTTCGTTTTCAAATTGCATATCATTTTGACTTTCTTTTTTGCTATCTGCAAAAAAACATTGCTCTGCAATTACTTCTGTTGCATAATGTTTTTGCCCTTGGTCATCTTCCCAATTTCTTGTTTGTATTCTTCCTTGTATTGCAACCTGCATACCTTTTTGAAAATATTTGCTACAAAATTCTCCAGTTTTTCCCCATGCTACAATATTTATAAAATCAGCAGTTGGTTGACCCTCTTTAGTAAATCTTCTATTTACTGCTAATGTAAAATTAGCAATTGCTGTATTATTTGTTTGAGTATATTTGATGTCAGGGTCTTTTGTTAATCTTCCTATTAAATTTACGCAATTCATTATTTATCTTCTCCTTTTTTCTTTGTTGTTTTCTTTGTTCTTTTTGTTGTTGTTGTTGTTTTCTTTGTGGTAGTTTTCTTTGTAGTAGTTTTTTTTGTTGCTTTTACTTTTGCTGTTTTTGTTGTTTTTTTAATAGTTTCTTCTTTTGGTTCTTCTTTTGGTTCTTCTCTTTCAGGTTCTGCACTATCAGGTTCTGTTTTAGAAACTATTTCATATTTTTCTAATAATTCTTTATAATCTTTTTCTAATTTTTTGTTTTGTTTTTTTATTTTATTATTTATTTCATTTGATGTTTTTAATTCTGTTCTTAATTCTTCTTTTTCGCTTTCTACTATATTCATTTTTTCATTCATATCTTCTATTTTTTCTTCTAGGCCCATTGTTTTATTTAAAGCATTATTTTTCTTATTTCTATAATCTTCAACTAGTTCTTTTTCTTTTTTTAATTTTGCTTTATAATTTATAACAATGAAAATATTTAAGATTAAAAGTATTATTAAAATTGCTATAATTGTAATTAACATTGCTTTCCCTCCTTTCTTATAAATTAATAATATTTCCATATGTATCCACCTGCTGTTTTTCTTTTATTTCTGCAACACATATTAATACTATTAGCTCTTATTTTTGTAATTCTTTCTGCTTCCGCAGCTCCATAAAATATATTAATTATTTGATTTGTTTTTTTATTTATTTGACATATTTTTTTTGAATGTATATTATCTTTACCAAATTTTCCTTTAAAATTATTAGATTTTAATCTATTTTTATAAGCATGTATCAAATTTTCGGAACAAGTACACCATTCTAAATTATCAACACAATTATTTAGTTTATTACCATCTTTGTGATTAACTTGTGGTTTACTTTCTGGATTTGGGATAAATGTTTCAGCCACTAATCTATGTAAGAAAAAAGTTTTGGTTTTTCCATTTTTGCTTAATGTTCTATTATAATATCCATAACTTCCAATACTATTTTTTAATATTCTTATTTTATTTTTAAATTTTATAGATTTAACTCTTCCTAAATTACTAATTTGATATAAACCTTCATATCCGTTTTATATCTTTCCATATTTCTTTCATATAACCACCAAATTAATTATAACATCAAATATCACGATAATCAATGACTTTAGAAAGTTTTTTTGTGTAATGACAATAATCACATTTTTCACATCTATCAGGGGAGATTAATCCATTTTTTATATTTGCTATTCTAGGTAAAATTTCTTTTACTATATTTAATTGTTTTTCAAGTTCTTCATCAGGTATTCCTAAAACAGCTATATCTGGTTCATTTTCTTTTGTTACTGCTGCTATATAAAATGGTAATTTTTTCCCAGTATTTTGTCTAACTATTTCTTGATATAAAGCACCTTGTAGTGTATATTTCCAATAATCTACAAAATTTTCTTTTGTCTTAGTTTCATTATTCCAAATAGGTTCAAAATCCCTTACGCATTTCATATCAACAATAACTTTGTCAGGAAAATAACTATCAATTTTTATTTTAATTGGAACATTTGCAATTTTCCCTGTCATTATTGTTTGATGATTTCCAGAGATATATTTCATAAATAATTCATCTCTTTCAATTCTATTTAATATATAATCTGCTTTGACATATTCTGATTTTAAACTTCTATCTTTTTTTAATATCTCTGGGTGTTTTGCTTTAAATAAATCTAAAGTTCCAGAAACTGCTGCATCAACATAACTTCCAACTAAAAGGGCTGTTGTGCTTCCTTCTGTCCACTCTCCATTTATTTTAGCCATAGTTCTTGCTTCACAATCCATAAAGCTTTTTATTTGTGAACTTCCACAATATTTTTTTTCGTTTGCCATATCAAAATAATTTTCTTCGCATAATTCACTCATTTTTTATTTACCTCCAAAAAATAATTTAGCAAATATCAATATTAATAATATTAAGAAGAAAAGCCAAGGAGAAATACAAAATAATATAATTCCTGCTATTATTCCAAATAAACAACCCATTTTATTTATCCTCCTTTGTTCCTCTTAAAAATGGTTCTGCAAATTTTTGTTGAAATTTTAGTTTTTTTATTAAAAGCTTATCTAGTTTTTGTGTTCTTTTTAAATCATCTTTTTCTTTTTTTATTATTTCTTCTTGCTTTTTAAATTTTTCCATACCTTTTTTATATTCTTCATAGAATTCTCTAATGTCTTTTGACATAATTATCTCTCCTCTTTGTTTATTTTTAAAGAAACTGCTGAAACTTCATCATCATTAATATAAATTGTTTTAAAAGATGGAGAAATAGAAAAATCTATTCCTGATGGGGCTGCATATCCTCTTGAAATTGCTACTGCTTTTATAGCTTGATTTACTGCTCCAGCACCTACACATACTAATATTATTTCTTTATTTTCATTTGATGCTCCTATAATAGCACCTGCTACTGAATTTGGATTTGATTTTGATGATACTTTAAATTCCATTTTTAATTCCTCCTATACCATATAAGCTTCTGATGGTGTTAATTTATTTCTAGTAATTCTAACTTTTTTACCGTTTACTTTTTTTATTTTTGAATTATTTTTATTTATCAAGTCGCAATATCCTTGAATACTATATCTTTCTATTTGTTTAGACCTCCAAGCTTTTCTTATCTTGTTGTTTTGTTGTCTTAATTTTAATTTATTTCTTTTAATTTGCCTTAAAACTGACATTTACTTTTCCTCCTTTTCTATTAAAATTGGGATATATTCTTTATTAACATTTACAGTTGTAAGTTTATCTATTGATAGATTAATTGAAATATCAATTTCGTGTATTCTATCAGTATCAAAATCTAAAAGTATATCTTCTGCTTTTTGTTTTAGATACTCTCCAGCTTCTTGTAATTTTTTTATATAATAGTCTTTGCTAAAATTTTCTACCATTTTCATATTATATTCTCCTTTATAATTCTGTAATCATTAATTCATTTTCGTTAGTTGTTCTTGTAGCGATGAATTGTAAACCTGCTTGTTTACATTTATTATATAATAATTTTCTATTTGTATCACTTAATTTTTCTACTCCATCAAGAAGTATTAGTTTTAAATTATTTGGTTTACTTAATGCTACATCAACACATAACATTAATTGTTCTCCTTCTGATAAATTTGAAATTGGTTTTCCATCTATTAAAGGTTTTCCGTTTTCAACAGTCAATCCTTTAACTGGAATAGTAGCTGTTTTTAAAATTTCTCCGTGGTAAATTTCTTGCAAGCTCTATTTTGCTAGTATATTCTTGTGATTGAATATTTAGTTCTTCAATTTGTTTTTCATATTCTTTCATTCTTTTATATTCATTTATATAAGATTTCATTTTTTCTGCTAAATCACATTCTGCTTGCATTTCTGTAACATCTACTGGAGTCTTTTGTGCAAATTCTTTAGCTCTTCCTATACTTTCATCTAAAGCAGCAATCTTCTTTTCATATTCTAAATTAGCAATTTTCTTTCTATCTTCTAAAGTATTATCTAAGTTGTTTAATTTTTCTTTATCTGCTTTTATTTGTTCCTCTAATCTAGCAATTTCTTTTTGTAAATTTTCTCTTTCAATAGATATATTTTTTTCTTCTGCTGAAATTGCTATTTGTCTTTCTGCTTCATAACCTTTTACTTTATTATCATAGTTAGCAATAAATTGTTTAGCTTCATTTATTCTAGCATTTTGTTCTTTTATTGTCATTAATTCCTTTAATTTTTCAGTTAAATTAAATTTTTCCCATTTTTCAGCATCATATTTTTCAGGTAATCCATCTGCTATATCAGAAATAAAAGCTCTATTATTTCTAATATCTCTATTAATATCTTGTCTAGCTTTATAATATTCTCCATCTTCTGATTGAATTTCGTTTAATACTTCTAATATGTTTTGAGAATAATCTACACCTGATGGGATTTCCCCAAATTTTTCTTTAATCCAATTTAAATCCCAATCAAATTCAATTAAATCTAATATTATTCTATTTTGCTCTTGTTTTGACATTTGTGTAAATTCAACAGGATTTAGTTGCATAGGAGTAAATATTTCTTTCAAAAAACTTTCAGGACTATTTATTTCTTTTTCATTTTGTTTGATTGATTTGTAATCAGAGCTTTGTGTTCTTTTCTTTCTATTAATTGATAATCCTGTATCTGTTTCAATTAATATTTCTCCTTCACTTTCTCCTTTTTTTACAATATAATCTCTTTCACTTGAATTTGTTAAAGCATATCTTATTGCATCTAATATTGATGTTTTTCCTTGACCATTTGAACCTGTAATTTCAATTGACTTTCCATCTAAATTTTGTTCCTTAATTCCAAATAAATTACTAATCTTAATTTTACTAATTTTCATTGTTATTTTTCTCCTTTATACATAAATTTTTTCTTTCTAATGTAAACTCCATCATTGACCAAAAACATTTCTATTCATGGTTTTTCTTCTTCATCTAGTCCTAATTCTTTTCTAAATTCAATAGGAATTACAGCTCTTCCAAGTAAATCCATTCTTCTTGACAAACCTTTTGTATCTCCTAATTGCATATCAATATTTGGCATTTTAAATTCCTCCTTTCTTTGATAATGTAATGGTATCATTTTATTGACTTGATGTCAATATATTTTTGAAATATTTTACAAAACATCTTTCATTTCTCTTTTATGAGAATTACTATTAAAGATATCTTCAATTTCTTCTGTTGTTTGAACTCCATTTAATGCTTCTGGTACATAAACTCTAGCAAAGAATGAAGTAGCTCTATAAGATAACATTAGTTCTGGCATATTAAGCCATTTAGTATTGCTGGTCCAGCCTTCTGACCTTGCCATTTTTATATTAACTTCTGGTCCTTTTATTATTTCTCCTGTTTCTCTATCTATTCCTTGCATATAACAACCATAACTTTCTGTTCCTTTTTCTCCAACAAATATTAATTGAAGATTAGAGTATTTATTGCTTTTTTCTATTAATGTTCTACAAAAACTTCCTGACCAACTTGTTTTTCCTTTTATAATATTTAAGTTTTGCATTACAGAAAATGGGTCTAATCCTAATTTTTGTGCCATTCCAATAGCAACTATAACATTTTCAGGTTTATTTTGATAAGTTTGTGGAATTATTGTAGATTTTGCTAATTGAGTTGCCATTCTCCAATTATCTGAAAATTCTTGAATTGGAGTTGGGGCATTTTGTTTTGGTTGTATTACTTCTGGTTTATTTTCTTCTTGTTTATTTTCTTCTTTATTTTCTGAAATGTCAGATACTGATACTCCATCTTTTTGAAGTTCTAAAACTTCTGGTTCTTTTACATTATTTTCTACTTTTTCCATATTAATTTACACCTTCTTCCTCTTTAATTTTTATTATTCCTTTAGAATATAATTTCAATATTTTTAATAGTTGCTTTTCTCTTTCAGAAGAAAACTCTCTATATCCAATTCCTATACTTCCATCAAGATATATTTCTATTTGATTTTCTGGGTCTACATAAAATGATAATTCTCCTGTAAATTCACTAAATCTTTTTGAAAATCCTTCTTGTGATAATATAGATAAGTCTATATCTGGATTAATTACTATTCCTTCCATTTATTTTTAACTCCTTCCAATACTTTTTTATAAAATTATATTTTTCTAATTCCCATTCAAATTTTCCTAACATTGAGCCATCTTTACATCTTACTAAATAAAATTTTTTGTTTTTATTATAGATTTGATATTTTTCATTAGTGCTTTTGTCTAGCACATAATCTCCAATATTAAACATTTTATTTCTCCTTTTTTATATCATCAATAACTTTTCTACCTTGTTGTAAAAAACTTTTTAAAATTTTTAAATCATCATTCGAGAAATTTGTTCCTACTAATGTTGATTGAAAATCATGTAAGAAATTTCTCATTTCATTAGTTGTTTCTAAATAAAGGTCCATATCTATTCCTCTAAATATCCCTAAAGTAGCAGATAAAGCCATTTTATTAAACATCTCTTGACTTTGTTTATCCATATTGTCATACATTTCTTTTTCTTCTTCACTAAATTCCAAAATATACTCCTTTCCCCTTTTTAAGATATTATTTTTCATATTGCTTTAATCCTTTTAATCTCATTTCAACTCTTGCTAAAGTAATATTTCTTACTGTATTTTCTTTATTTTCTATATGACATAAAGTTTTATTAGAAATATCTAACATATCAGCAAGCTCTTTTTGACTTAAATTATTTTTTACTCTGTAATCTATTATCATTTTTGAAACTTCTTCAATTGTAATCATATGTATCACTCCCTTCTTTTAAATACATTATACTACATTGAAATAAATTTGTCAACACTTTTTCGATTTTTTTTTATTATCAAATGAATAAATTGGTATTCCAGTTTTTGCATCATATTCTAATATACATTTTTTATCAATATAACTTTTATCGTGCTTTTTTATTTCTTTTTTTAATTTTCTTATTCTTAAAAAATCTTTAAATTTATTCATAATAACTCCTAATTTTCATCTTCAAATAATTTTAAATATTTGTCATAAACTGGCTGTAATGCTTTTTTCACATCATCATTGTATTCTTGGAACATTTTTTTACCTTTTTTACTATTTATGTTAATTTTTTTATCACAATTTGAGCAGTCTATTCCTTCGCAAACTATATTACACCATAAACAATTATTCATATTTTATTCCTCCTCTTTTAAAGTTATAAGACTAGTCATATCAAAAGTAATTTGCTTTTTTATAAAAGCTTCGTTTATTTTATCTAAAATTGTTTTAAAATTTATTGGTCCTATTGTTTTATATTTTCCAATATATTGGAAACCACTCTTTACTATTATTATTCCATTATCTTCTGAAATATCTAATCCTGCCATAGGAATATATATTTCTTCTTTATTTGAATTTATAATTTTAATATCCATATTATTTTTTCTCCTTTATTTGATATTGATAAATAGTTTCTTTGCAACTGTCAATTTCTATTCCTTTTAAAGTTATTTCATCTTGTAAATCATCTATTCTACTATCTTGTGCTTTTATTGTTCCTATTGCATTTGCAAAAAAACCTAGATATATACAAGATAATATAATAATT